GGGTCTTGACAAGGCAATCAAGATTCTGACCGCTAACAAAGCTCCTTCGCCATGTTTGGCTGGGGCTCGAACTCAACGTAAGGGGAAGACGAGACTAGTGTGGATGTATCCTTTAGAGATGACAATTTTAGAAGCCGTTATCGCTAGGCCTCTTATTGATTATTTCAAGGGTACAGATCATCAAATGACATTTGGTGATTTCAGCCATGAAATCGGTGCACGTATGCGCAGTAGCGCTACGCGTAACAAGTTTCACTGTAGTATCGACTATAGTCAGTTTGACGCGTCGGTCGGGCCTGGATTTATTCACGCTGCGTTCAATGCCTTTCGCACGTGGTTTGATCTAGAGCAGGAGGTTTATCCTTCAGTGAAGTTGGGTAAGGTATTTGATATCGTAGAACGCTACTTTATCACAACACCTATCGTCATGCCTAATGATAGGGGTAAGTACCCCATACTTCATACCGGAAAGAGGGGCGGCGTTCCTAGCGGCTCATATTTCACTCAGTTGGTTGATAGCTTTGCCAATCTAGCGTGCCTTATGGCAGTATCGAAGAGGTTCTGCTTAGGTATACGTGGCGAAGACATCTATGTGTTAGGTGATGATTGTCTTTTCTTCTGCAATTCAGATGTGTCATCTAAAATTGCACAAATCAGTAAGTTCTTATTAACGTTGGGATTTCGAGTGAACACTGAAAAGGGTTCCTCGGGCTTATCAACCGAACCGGTAGAGTATCTCGGACGTGAGTGGTGTAATGGTTTTCCGATTCGGGACTATTCAAAACTAACGCGAGGGGCGCTTTACCCTGAGAAATACCGTCGTTATAGTCCAGACCGCGGGACACGAATGCAACAGGCATTAAATGTGGTCGGTTCGTACCTGCTAACCTCGTACGTGAGAGGGCTCCCAGTACGGACGGAGGCTTTTAGGACTAGCTATGCTGTTACCCCAGCTACGACTACGGGTATTACACGGTACCTAATGGATGAAGGCTTAATGCCAGGGAACGTATTGAAGCGCGCCATCTATTGATGGAACGAAAGACAGTAATGTCGAGTAGGGAGTCTGGGATAGGTTGGGAATC